TCCTTGAGGCCCTTCACGAACTCGTCCACGACGCGGATGACGGTGGACTCGTGGCGGCTCATCGAGCCGGACTTGTCGATCACCAGGGCGACGTGATTGACCTTGTGCTTCTTGAGGACGTCGGTGGTCACGTTCTTCTCCTTGATCCTGTGTGTTTCGTGCTCGTTCTCGTGTCTTGTTCTTGCGTGGTTCCCACGATATAGGGTGGGTCTGACAATGCACTCTGACCTGCGGTGATACGGAAGATGGGACCAGCGTGAAGCGACTGCGCGTCTACGCCTGGAGGGGCGGCGTCGAGAACTTCGGGGACGAGCTGGGCCCGGTCGTCCTGCGGCGTCTCGGCCATGAGGTCGAGCGCGTGGAGCACATTCATGAAGCAGACCTGCTTGCGGCCGGTTCCCTGCTGGAGAACGCCGCAGAGAACGCCCGGGACGGCACGGTGATCTGGGGCTCCGGACTGCTGTACGGAGAGGCGGTCGACCTCTCGCGGCTGGACGTGCGAGCCGTAAGGGGTCGGCTGACCGCTCGGGCGGCCGGGCTGGATGTCGCCACCGGGGATCCGGGTTCCCTGGTGGGAATGCTCTGGAAGAGGCCGCCCGTGAGGCGTTCGGTGGGGGTCCTGCGGCACTACGCGGACGATCGTGAGTATCCGTGGGCGGACTGCGTGATGGACGCAGACAGCCCGGTGGAGTCGGTGATCGACTTCATCGGGTCGTGCGAGCGCCTGGCCTCGTCGAGCCTGCACGGCGTGATCGTCGCGGCCTCGTGGGGAATTCCGGCTGTGAGGCTGCATCACGAGGCGGTTGCCGGAGGCGACTTCAAGTGGGCGGACTGGCTCTCCGGGGCCGGAGATCCGGAGAGCCTGCTGACCGCGCTGGAGTGATCAGGCCCAGTAGACGTAGAGCACCGGGCGGAGCTGGAGCCACACGTCGGGCCCGTTGAACAGGTTCAGCCACGAGATCACGTGGAGAACGTCGGAGGGGACGATGGGCGCGATGTGCTGCCGCGCCTGCTCGGAGTCCTCGAAGCCGAGGTTGCGGGCCAGATGGTCGGCCGCCTTCAGGCGCATCTCGTTCTTGGGCTCGTCCTCGTCCATGGCGTCGATCAGGCGGTCGATCATCCGCTTGGCCGTCGAGTCCAGACGGCGCCCGTCACGGCTGTCCATGTACAGCCCCTCGAAGGGGTAGATGCCGTACGGCAGGGGCACCGTGCGGAAGTACTCACCGGGGTAGAGCGCGTTCTCCTCGTTCTGATCGATGGCGTCGCCGTAGCGGGTCCAGTGGCTGTACCCCACCGGCTGAATGAGAAGGGTGCCACGCAGGCCCGCCTCACTCTCGCGGGTGACAGGCCAGGGGAGGGCCTTCTCCTTCTCCTGGGCGGCCTCGACCATCGCGATGGTCATCGACAGCTCGAACCACTCGTCGGAGTTCTCGTGCTCGGCGTCGCGGAGTGCCTTCAGGTACTCCAGGTACTGCGGTCCGACCCCGTCGGGGCGGTGCGTGAGGGCGCTGGCGTTGACCCTGGGGTCGGTGAGCGCACCGGTCTGCCGGTTGTGCTCCAGGTCGCTCAGGGCCCATCCCAGCTTCTTGTAGAGGCGGATTCCCACGGTCTTCTCCTCGGATGCCGAGCCGCCCGGCACCTGCCGGGCGGCTGGTCGGTCAGTAGACCGGCTGCTTCTGCGGGTTGCCCACGTCGATGGCCCGCTCGGGGCCGCAGGCGTTGTACAGGGCGGCTACCGCCGGGCCCGCCTCGTCGGCCTCGCCCGGGTAGGCGGCGCCCTGGGGACGCATCTTCCGGCGCCGGGCCGCGTACAGCTCGGCCAGGAAGGAGCCGCCTCCGACGGCCGCCAGATCGGCGTAGGCCCCCTCCAGCTCGGGCAGCGTCTGCGGAGTGATCTGCTCGACGTCGCTGCCGCCCCAGAAGAAGACGTCCGAGACGTTGGCGAACACCTTCACCTCTCCGCCGTCGACCCGCCAGAACAGATCCCCGTAGGCGTCGGCGTGCGACAGGGAGAACAGCTCCAGAACGCGCGTGAGGAACGGAGCGGGACCCCGCTGCCCGGCGTCCGGGGCGTTGTGCGCCCGGGAGACGTAGCGCAGCACCTGACTGATGGCGGACCGGGTGGAGTGGTCGACCACCGAGCCGACACGTACGGGCCCTTCGGTTTCGTCGAGGTGCCGGGCGGCGAGCACGGTCATCTCGCTGGGTGCCTCGATCTCGATGCGCCGCGTGCTCACGTGTCCTCCTTGTCGTTGCGATGGATGACGGCGTGGGCGACTTCCCGGGCGATGGCCCACGCCTCGCCGCCGGAGAACCGGAACGGCTCGCCGCGCCGCGCCAGTTCGGCCGAGTTCGGCCCGAGCCGGATGCTGACCCGGCGAAGGGCGGGCTCGATGAGACCGGCGAGCTGTTCCAGGTCGTAGACGTCGAAGCCGATCGAGTTGTGCCCGTCGGTGTCGCGGAAGACCTTCGACATGCTGACGGTCGGCTCCGGCTTGACGCCGAACTCGCACTCCCCCCAGATGCGGGTGTGCTCGGCCGCCTTCCGGCAGGCGCGGGTGCAGCCGTCGAAGTCGGTGTCGGAGAGGGTCACTTCTCCTCCTGGTGGCGCCGCCAGGGCGGCGTCGGGCTGTCCTTGGTGGGGACGAAGCGCTCATCGGGGTCGAGGTCGGCGTGGTAGGAGACGCCGAGCAGGGCGCCCGCGTGCGAACGGTACTCGACGTCCTTGCCGGGGCAGCCCGAGCAGATCATCCGGAAGCCGGTGTTCTCCTCCATGTCGCCGACGGCGTAGACGGTCTCCCCGTCCAGCGTGGTGCGGATCTTGCTGATGCGCTCGACGGCCATCAGATCAGCACCACCCTGTCGGACGTGCCGGTGACGTAGCGGACCAGGCCGCGCTCGATCAGCTCGTCGAGGTCGGCCTGCGGCATGCTCATGGAGATGACCTTCTGCGAGGCGCAGGCCAGGGCGGTGAGGTGAACCAGGGAGCGCAGGGCCGCGTCGCTCACCTTCCAGTACGAGGCGGCCATCACGAGCCGGTCGACGGTCGCCGTGGTGCCTTCCTCGGGGTCGCTGAAGTCGGCTGCGAGGATCGCCGTAACGGGCTGACGCATGGTGTTCTTCTCCTTCCGGATGGCCGCTCTCTTCTGTCGGCCACTGGTGAAATCGTCGCAGGAAAGCACGAGCCGTAGTGTCCAGGATTGGACACTACGGCCGTGGCGAAGGTCACACCTTGGCGGCCAGCGCGGGGTTGTGGAAGACCCTGCCGCCGTCCTCGTAGCTGGCCCAGGGCTGGTTGTAGGAGTGCCCCAGGTTCGACCGGCAGGTGTACCTCGCGTTCGGCCGCAGCGGCTTCATCCGCAGCCGGACCCGGCAGTTGCACACCAGAGTGACGACCACCGGCTCGTCGATCCGGCTCACTTCACGACCTCCAGCTTCAGCACCGGCATGACCGGAAGGGCGACCGGGGCGCCGCAGGCGATGGCCTCGGTGATCTGGTTGTACTCGGCGATGCCCGGGAAGCCGAGCCAGACGCACCCGTTGTCCTGGGCCTGCCTGCGCCAGCCGGGCGCCGTGGCGCCCCAGTCGGCACTGAAGCGCATCCCCATGAAGGAGTCGCCGACACCCTGCACCGTCAGCAGGACGCCGCTGGGTCCGATCTGGCAGTCGCCGACGTCCCCGGCGTCCCACGGAGGGGACACCTCCAGGTCGACCGAGGGTGCCTGGTGCAGACCCAGGACGCGTCCCAGGCCGAACCGCACCTCCGGGTCGTCGGAGGCCATGAGGACGATCGCGGCGCTGCGCCCGTCGTCGTATATCCGCAGGGCGTTCATCGTGTGAGCCTGCTGGCTGTTCTGCATCCTGATCCTCACGTGTCTTCTCTCTTCCCTGTGGGCCGCTCGTGCGGCCCGTTATCCGCCGAGCTGCCTGTCGACGTCCCGGGCGATCTCCACCAGCTCGCCGTACAGGTAGCAGGTGAAGTCGTCACAGGTCTTGCGGTTGTGGTCCTGTATCAGCTCGGGGTAGTCCCTGCCCGTGACGGCGATGTACTCCAGCGCGCGGGCCAGGTGGCGCACCGCCTGCGGCCCGAGCAGCGAGGCCATGTCACCGGCCGCCCCGCCCATGCCGTTGACCATGCCGTCACGGTAGGCGGTCTCATCCGCGTAGCAGGCGTAGTACTCGTCGTCGCGGATCTCTCGGGCGACCCGGTCGGCGCGCTCGGAGAGCGCCTGCGAGGAACGCAGCGCGGCCCCGGCGTTCTCCGTGGCGTTGTTCTCGAAAACCGCCTCGTGGTGATCGGTCTCATGGATGAAGACCTCGGTGTGCAGCTCGGCCACGTCGATGGTCCGGCGGCCGAAGTCCTTCACGATGAAGCGGGTGCCGCCCGCGCCGCAGGTGCGGCACAGGAGCAGCGGGCCCGCCACCTCGTAGCGCTCCAGGTCAGCCATCACTCTCCTTCGGGATCCACTCGGTGTGGGCCGAGCAGTTGTGCGTACACCCCTCGCAGCCGCAGCGGCAGATGTTCGGGTCGGTCTCGTAGCCGGGGCAGCGGCCCTCGGCGATCTGCGCGGCGGCCTCGCCCCAGTAGCACAGGTCGTGCCAGTCCCTGCGCAGGACGGCCTGCCCGATGGCGGACTGGTGGCCGTCGGGATGACCCTGCTCCTCCAGCCGGGCCGCGTCCCGCTGGATGCGGTCGTAGATGTCGCAGCAGACCAGCTCGGCGCGGATCCGGTAGGCGACTTCGTCCTGCCTGTGCTTCACCGCTTCGCCTTCTTTCCGCTGTACCAGGGGAGCGCCAGGCCGTCGTTCTCCTCGCGCGGAACCAGGTGGAGATGCAGGTGGAAAACGCTCTGCGTGGCCTCCTTGCCCCGCGAGGTGATGACGTTCATCGGCCGGTCCGTGAACCGCATCAGCTCGGCCGCGCGCCGGGCCGTGTCGGCGAACGTCTCCGGGTCGGCCGCGAAGTCCTTGACGTGCCGCTTCGGGACGATGAGGCAGTGCCCCTCCGTCACCGGGTTGAGCGGCACGAAGGCCACCGCGTCGTGCCAGGTGCCGGGCTCCAGAATCCACTCGACCGGTTCGCGGCCTGCGATGATCTCGCAGAACACGCAGGGCGCCGGAAGGATCTGATCCTCGCAGCCACGACACCAGACGATCGGCGGAAGCTCATGGGCATAGACCGGATGCTTCCGCAGGGTCACACCGCGAGCGCAGTCGGGGTGGACGTAGGAGCCGAGGACGATGTAGGCGACCGGCTCGGGCTTCTCGTGCACGGTCACCACCAGCCGATCAGCGAGCCGACGGTCCACACGAGGCCCGTTACAGCGAGACCGGCGACGGCCAGGACCAGCAGAGTGACGGCACAGCAGCTCTCCGACTCGTCGCCGTGGGCCAGCTTCAGCCAGCCCAGTACGACGCCGGTCAGGACGATCGCCCAGAGCAGCATCTCGGATACGTCCATCAGCCTGTCACCACCTTCAGGATCTGCCGTCCCGGACGGGACGCGTCGTCGAGCACGTCGACCGTGTAACCGCAGTTGACCAGGACGTCGCGGTACATCCGCAGCATGCCGGGCTCGCGTGCGTCACTCCCCTGGAACTCCACCATGACCGTGCCGTCCTCGGCGTCCTTGGCCACGTAGCCGCTCTGCCGGAGGGCTTCCGGAAAGCGGGCGTTCGGCTCGTCACGCATCTTCCTCAGCTCGTCGAGCTGGATCTCGGCGATCTTCTTCACCGAGTTGAAGCCTCCACTGGCCAGGAAGAAGGAGACGCGATGCGCCTTCAGCAGCGGCATCTCACACCTCCGTCACGTCGAAGGGCAGCCCGGGGCCGCCGGTCGGGCGGGCGCCGTCGATCAGTTCCTTCAGCCAGCCCCTCTCGGTCCGGCTCGGCGCCGTGACGAGCTGGCCGCGCCACTGCCGCTGAGAGCGGCTGCCGTCGGCCTTGAGGATCCAGCCCTCGGCGTAGACGGACGGCGACGAGCCACCGGCAACACGCCAGGATCCCGCGACCAGCGCGTAGTGGATCTCCACCTTGGTCAGGAGAATCTTCTTGCCCCGGACCGAGCTGTCGGGGTGCGGGATCTCCGGCCCGTCGATGATGTTCACGAAGCGTCTGACCACGGGCTCACTGCGGGCGTGTACGAACTTCATCGCGAACCACCCACCTGGGCGCTGGACCAGATGTGCCTCTCCAGCGCCAGGGCCAGCTTGCCCGTCACGTCGGCCGCCTCCGCGATCACCGTCTGCCGGTTCTTGCCCGAAGTCACCATGAAGGCCGACAGGTTCTCCGCGACGATCCGCGCGGCTGCCTCGACGGTCGCCACCTTGACCTGGCGTACGTCGTCCAACTTGTCCACTGTTTTCCCCTTTCCCTGAAAACCATTCTAGCACAGGGATGTTGACGGCCTAGGCAGAAAGCCGCGAGGCGCCCCTGCCAGCAACGACAGGGACGCCTCGCAGTGCGGAGCCGATCAGGCGAAGTACGGCTGACCCGTGTGGTACGCGATGACCAGGTTCTCGACCGGCGCGAAGAGCGGCGTCGGCAGACGGTCGATCGGGTGCCAGGTCCAGCCCGTGCACTTCTCGGGCTCCATCAGCCTCGGGTCACCGGATACCCAGTGGGCGACCATGCCGACATCGGCGTAGTGCTTGCCCTGGTCGGTGTACTCGCGCAGGTTCGTGAGGCAGAGGAACCGGGGACGGGTGACGTTGATCTCGTCGCCGCACTCCTCCTCCAGCTCGCTCAGCGCGGTCTCCTCGTAGCTCTCACCGAACTCCTGGTGACCGCCCGGGGTGCCCCACTCGCCCACCCCGTGGGACCCGCGCCGCTGGCCGAGCAGCACGTGCTGCCTGCCGTCGAACTGCCGGACCACGAGAAGGCTCACGCCGACCTTCGGCCGGTTGCTCTCGTCTCGCTTCACTTCTTCCCCTCGTCCCAGCCGAACAGCTCGTTCGGCGACGTCCCCAGCGCCGTGCACAGGAGCAGCAGCACGTCGGGCTTGATGTTGTTGCGGCCCTGCTCGATGAAGGTGATCGAGGTGCCGTCCTTGTAGCCGACCGCGCTGGCCAGCTCGACCTGCGTCATTCCGGCCCGCTCGCGCAGGGCGCGGACCCGCAGACCCACCGCGTAGGTCAGGTCGGTCGGCTCGGAGCGGGTGGGCGTGGTGCTCTTCTGCACGTTCTCCTCCTTCACAGGAGCCGGGCGCCGTAGCGCTCCTCGGGGACCTGGATGATCGCGATGGCCACCAGGGCGTTCATGGCCGCGATCTGTGCGACGCGCATCGGGTCGGTGTTCTCGCCGATGCGCGTCATCTCGACCGCGTTGACCAGGTCGGCACACTTCATGGCGTGCGCCAGGTAGCTGCGGGCCGCGTCGTCGCGGTCCGGCTCGTCATTGCGCCGCATGGCCCTCAGACCCGGATGACGGTCGACTTGCGGACCATCGTGGAGTTGGTCGCGGCGGCCTGCTGGGTGGAGCCGCCCGGGTTGTAGGTGACCTGGGAGGCGCGGCCCGCGATGCCCATGATCTCGCTCAGGAAGGCGTCGAGCTGGGACTCGCCGACGTAGCTGGTCACGTCGTAGCCGCTGGCGTTGACCAGGAGCATGTCGACGACCTGCCAGGTGTTCGCCTCGAAGCCGAACGTGAAGACGAACTTCTGGCCGCTCTCGCCGTCCGCCAGGGTGATCAGGTACTGGTTCTTCTCCGAGACCACCGTGGGGACGATCGTCGTCGTCTCCTTGACGGTGAGCTTGCGCAGACTGCCCAGCTCCTTGGCCACGGCCGTCGGCAGGTAGGTCTCGTCGACTTCCTGCGAGGCGGGGATCGCGGCCTTCCTGGCGCCCTCGGGGGTGAAGTTGCGGCGCCCGTTGTCGGGGTCCTTGTAGATCGCCACGTACATGTCCCAGCCGCTGGCCAGGGGCTGCTGCTTGCCGTCGATGAAGAGGTGGGACTTCTCCCAGCGCCACTTCCGGCCGTCGAGGCGGAACTTGATCGTCATCTTGGTGCGCTCGCCCAGGTGGGTGAGCAGGATCTTGCCGTAGCCGCTGCGCTCGACGATGGGCTCGCAGCCCGTCTTGTCCAGCAGGAAGGCGTACGGCTCGTGCACCACGTCCGGCATGTCGTCGATGCTGACGGTGTTGCCCACTTCTTCTCCATCCGATGCAGCTTCCAGGCCCCGTGGCCGGGGCCTCTTCCGTTCTCAACTCTACTCTATCACAAGGGAGTTGAGGATTCAGTCGATGTGCTTGCCGATGTACTCGACCTCGATCACCTTGACCTCGGCGCCCTGCTCGCCGTAGGCCCACAGGATGCGTTCGCCGCCAGGGCCGATGCGCACGTACGAGATCCACAGGTCGTCGCGGTTGCCGAACTTCGGGTCCGGCTTCATCCGGTGCGTGTGCAGGCTCGGATGGGCCGGATTCTCCGACAGCTTGTTCAGGGCCGACTCGACCTGCCTCATCTTGCCCCGGTCGCCCGACTTGCGGATCTTCGTGATGCCCTTGCGGGCGGCCGGGGTGATGTCCAGCGCGAACTTCATGCCGCGTCACCCCAGATCAGGGCGTGCAGCTCGGCGTCGGTCGAGACGCGCTGGGACGGGATGCCCCGGCGCCGCGACTCGCGGTTGACGTAGACCGCCTCCGCCGCGTCCTCCATGCCGGTGAAGCCGAACGCCTCCTCCGGCGAGAGGACCGCCTTGACGGCCAGGTGCTGGTCGATGGCCGAGGGGGTCAGGGTGATCACGCCGCCCTCGGCGACGTCGACCCTGTACTGCCGGTCCTCCACGACCGGGCTCAGGTCGATGCGTCCACGCGAGTCCGGCGACACCAGGATGACCATGGTCTCTCCTTCCCGTCGGCGGGCGGTGCCCGCTCTCCTATGAGGAGCCTATCCTCAACTTGGCTGCCATTGCAAGAGGTTCAGCCGGTGACCACGATCGACGAGAACGGGTTGTCGGGCGTGACGAACTCCGTCGCGAAGGCACGGTCCAGCACGGCCTTCAGCCGGGGCGTCAGCGCCTCGGTGCGGTCCCACCGGATCTCGGTCGTGGCCATGCAGTCGGTGCACCACGTCGGCCGCAGCCGCTGCGTGAACGCCTCGGCCAGCCGAGGGAAGAAACCCTTCCCCTCGCAGGTCGCGCAGTTCCAGCGGAACGGCGTGAGGGTGACCATCACCTTTCCGTCGTACGTGACGGAGGTCCGGGCGAACATCAGGTCGTCCCTGAAGCCCTCGGCCAGCAGGTGGTCCCTGATCCGGTCTTCCAGTTTCCGGGCGCTCTCGGTGTCCATCGCGCATCCCCTCTCCGAAGAGGCTTCGTTGCCTCAACGGAGAGGTTAGCAGCGGATCTTGATGACCTGGGCCACTTTCAGCGAATGTGCTTCTCGATCTCCAGGGCCAGCTTCTTGACCACCAGGCCCAGCCGCTCGGCGACGTCCTCCGTGTAGCTGTCCAGCGACTCCACGCGGATGCCCGTCCGGCGCTGCTGCCGGGGGGCGTTCAGGGCCCGCACGATCACCTCCTCGGTGACCGAACCCCGCAGCAGCTCCACCGCCAGCTCGGTGGCCTTCGTCCTCGCCTGCTCCACAGGTAACTCCTCGTGTCTTCTCGATTCCGTCAACACGAGTCTACCAGAAGGAAGTTGAGAAGAGATGGGCTCGATGGAGTCAGCGCCCCGTCCTGATGAGATGACGGGCCAGGAGGGCGCGGACCACCAGGACCCCGCCGATGAGCATCACCTGCTGCTGCGAGCCGTCCGGCAGGGCCGCCAGATCCGTGACGATGTTCGGGCCGAGCACCATCGCCATGCCGGTCACCCCGAGCGCGTCACTGACGAAGACCTCCTCGGCCGGGACCGTGCGGCCCCTCTTCTGGTTCGTGTCCTGCACCTTTTCCATGCCCACGTCGATCCCCTTTCCGGTTCGTTTCCCCAACTCTAGCAAACGCCAGCGAGGTTGACCCTCAAGGAAAGCTCAGAACCTCCTTGATCACGTCATCCGCCCGAGCCCGCCAGCGGCCCGCAGGCGGCCGACAGCGGCCACCACCCACCGCAGAGACGCCGGAGCCACCCACCGGCCCGCAGACGGGCGCCCAGCCACCCTCCTGCCGCAGACGAGCCGACACCCCAGCCCCCACCGGTCCGGCCCGCACCCGGCAGACGGCAGTACCCCCACCCTTCCGGAAGCGAAGCGAATCCGTCCGTCCTCCCGGCGCCGCGCCAGCGGGGCCGAAGCGCGCGTGCGCGCGGGACGACGACGAAGGAGAGGTGTCTCGAAGAGAGAGTGGAGGTGCGGGCCGGTGGGTGGGGAACCCACCGGCTTGCACCGACACCGAACGGAGAGGCACCTCGACTGAGGAGGAGGACTTCTACCTTCTTGGGGTGGGTGGCTACCCATTTCCCCAGGTCAGGTTGGGTACCGATGTGCACAGACAGGAGAGGGCCCCTACTACGGCCAGGATAGGGGGTGCTACAGCCAGGGTAGGGGTAGAAATCGGGCATCTTTCTCTATCTGGCATATCTTTCAGCGGTAGGAAGGGGGTGTCGTTCGGAGGTTCCGAAAACCGGGCCAGGAGGGGACCCTTTTGCACGCACAGGACACCCCCCTGCCCTGGTGGGAGCGGATCGACTGCACTGCCTGCAAAGATGGCACGTCTCTGATAGAGTCGTGTTCGGAAAGGAGAGCCACATGGGCACTTACATGGGCGGCGCCATGAGCGTTGCCGAGCTGGACGACTTCGCTCGGAGCGGCAGGGCTACGGAGGTGGCGGACTGGGTGATCGCGCTGAACCTCAAGCCGCACACCCATGTCCTCTACATGCGGATGTGCAGGATTGCCAGGATCGAAGACCGGGAGGGCATCCGGCTCACGCTCACCCGAGAGGAGGCGGACAACCTCTCCCGGGGGGATGGCAACGAGGCCCTGAACGAGCTTCTGGGGGTCGGGGCGATCACGAAGGTCGCCGCCTACCGAAGCGGCAAGGTCCGGTTCCAGATCGAGATTTACCCGCCCGAGGTCCGCTCGCTCATGGGCGAGTACCGTCAGGCCGCTGGCATGCCGGTGGTCTCGTACACCTGAGAAAAGCGAAGGGGCCCCGCTGCAACGGGACCCCTCTAGATGCTCAACCCACAAGGAAGGTACCCCAAAATGAGCGATCGGCCCACCTTCAGTCTGACGGACGACTGGGTCACGCTGGCCGACCTCGACCACCTGACCTTCCGGATCTACTCCATCCTCCGAACGAACGCGGAGTTCGGACGAAACGGCGTGGTGAGCCACACCGTGCACGTGACTGCATCCTGGGTGGTTGACTGCACCCGGCACTGGGAGAAGCCGCTGGCCATGTCCACGGTTCGCAAGCACATGCAGAAGCTGGTGGATGCGGGCGTTCTAAGGCGGGTGAATGACCCGAAGGAAGGGCTCGGGACGATCTACGAATTCGTGGCCGATCCGGGCGAGGATTACCCGCACCCGGTGAACGGGTTCGAACACGCCAAGCGGATTTCTCGCAGCCGTGGAACAACTTCCGTCTACCGGCGAATCCGCACGGATGACTCCACTGCACCCTCCGCATCAAGGCGCTCTTCGCGACCGGTGGTGCAGGCGGTGGAGGCATTCGACGCCGAGCCGGTGACCGAGGAGCAGGAGTTCGACCTGTCGGGGCTGGACGGGATCGGCCAGGAGGGACCGGCCCTGACCGAGTCCCAGCGGGAGTTCGCCGAGGAACTTGAGCAGGCGACCGGCGTCAGCACCACACCGCACCTCCGGCTGATGGCCGGAGCGTGTCGCAGGATCGCCGAGACGTACGGCCCGGCGCTGGAGTCCGGCTGGATCCCCCGCGATCTCGCCCGGCGTCTCGCGGCTGAGTTGAACCCGAAGGTTCGCATGCCGGAGAAGCTGCTCGTGAGCAAGGCCGAGGACATCGGCAAGCCTCCGAAGGCGGCGGCCGAGGCCATGCCCCAGGAGGTCCGGCGGGCGGACGGGCTGAACGGCTACGTCCCCCCGAAGCAGTTCCGGAAGCGTGACGGGCTCCCCCTGAGCCCGGAGGAGCAGCGGAAGATCGACGAGAAGCTGCGGAGTTACCAGGCGCAGCGTGAACGCGCCAACTGGCTGAAGAGCTGAACGACGGGAAGGAAGAAGACTCATGGGTGAAGTGCGTGCCATCGCGGGTGGAACGATGGTCGACCCGCATGCCGAGATGGCTGTTCTCGGAGAGCTGCTGCTTTCCGAGGGGCACCCCCTCGACTGCCGCGACGAGGTCACCGAGATCCTGCGGGAGGCCGGACCGGCGGTATTCAATGACCCGCTCAACCGGAAGGTCTACGAGGCGTTCCTGACCGGCTTCATCGAAGGCGGTCACACCGACCCCGTCTCTGTCGTAGGGGTGCTGCGTACCGACGGGGACTTGACGCCCGAGCTGTTCGATCACGTGCACTCGCTTCCGTCCCGGGCGGGAAACCTCGCTGCTTCCCACGGCGGGGCGCGAGCCCTGCTGGATCTCTACCGCAGGCGCCAGCTCCACCAGGTTCTCGTCGAATCCAGTGGCCGCGTGCAGTCCGGCGGCGGATCGTACGGTGAGATCGCCGGTGAGGTCTCCAGCATGGTGTCGGAGGTCATCGACGTCTCCACGAAGGTGGCCACCACCTTCAGCGCCGCCGAAGTCTCCGAGGCCGCACTGGGGCACATCCTGCACGGCAAGAAGACCGAGCTGGGCATCCCGATGGGCCTGCACGACATCGATGAGCTGACCGGCGGCATGCGCATGGGCCAGTTCATCGTGATCGCGGGGCGGCCGGGCCACGGTAAGACCACCCTGGGTGCACAGGTCGCGCGCAACGTTTCCCACCAGGGCATCGCGACGGAGATCTTCTCCCTGGAGATGCCGAAGGAGGAGCTGGGGCAGCGCAACGCGTCGGCCGAGACCGGCATCCCCTTCGAGGACATCCGGGATGGCCGGGTGGATGCCGAGGCGATCGACCGGCTGATCGAGTACGACGCCAGCCAGGCTGAGTACCCCATGACGGTCGACGACGACCCGGGTCAGACGCTCGGGGAGATCGCGCTGAAGGTGCGCAAGTCGGCCCGGGAGAAGGGCGCGAAGGTCTTCGTCATCGACTATCTCCAGCTCGTGAAGCCGGACAAGCCGACCGGCAACCCGACGGTGGACGTGGCGATCGTTTCGGAGGGGCTGCGCAGGCTGGCCCGTACGCTCCGCGTGATCATCATCGCGCTGGCGCAGCTCAACCGTGAGTCGGCGAGCCGGGACGACGGCAAGCCGAAGCTGACCGATCTGCGCCAGTCCGGCCAGATCGAGCAGGACGCCAACCTGGTGATCCTGGTCCACCTGCCGTTCAAGATCGACCCCGACACGGCACGCGGCAAGGAGGCGGACATCATCCTGGCCAAGAACCGTGGCGGCAAGACGGCCGAGCGCGTCATGCTCTTCGACGGCGCCCACAGCCGGTTCCTCAACCCGTCCGACGTGCTTCCGAGGATGGCCGCATGATCACCGGAGAGTTCCTGGTCTGTGACGATCTCGGCCCTCTCGGGCGTCTGGTTCCCCCGGGTGAGCTGTTCGTGATGGAACCCAGGGACGTGAACCTGGTCATCGCGGAACGGAAGTGGATCAGCGGGAAGTATCTGGAGGCGGACGAGAAGGCCGAGCAGTACCGGAAGCGCCTGAAGACGGCACACCTGCGTGGGCGGCGCGACGCGATCCGCGAATGGTTCGACATCTGGACCATCGAAGCGGCGAAGTACTCCGTCTGTGACGGCTGGCTGCTGGCTGTCGTCGGCCTTCTGGAGATGGGCAAGCAGCAGGCGATGAACGTTCCGAAGAACTTCAGCTACAACGGCTACGGACCGATCAGGGAGTTGACCAAGAAGGTGGTCAACGCCACCGACGAGGAGATCATCAACGGCGCCCGGTTCCGGGTGTCGTAACGGAGAGGGGAAACGTGAGCTACGAGAAGATCGCTCGGATGCCCGAGTATCAGAAGGCGGTCGAATCACTCGACGCCTTCCGGCGGGCACTGGAGGATGCGGGATCTTCGATGCTGGATGATTTCGCCAGCATCGCCCTGTTCGCCGCCGGTTCGGCTGCATACCGGGACATGTGTCCCGAGTGCAAGGACCCGCACGCCATCTACGCCCCGCACGAGGTGCAGCCGGACGGTCAGAAGGGCGTGCGGTGCGGTTACCTGTGCCGCCGGGGGCACCGCTGGAGCTGCGCCTGGGCGCGCAGGGCCTGAAGAAGCGCGAAGGCCAGGCGCCCGTCATCCGGCGGGTGGCCTGGCCTCACTTCCAGCCCCTCCTGGGGCGGCATGAACGAGTATGGCACGGCGCCCCGGTGCACCCAAGTGCTTTCGAGCGGGCTGGCAGTAGAAGTGGCCTGGGCCATGTAGTAGGCTTACAGACAGCCAAGTTGATGTTGGTCAACCTTCGGGAAGGTGAAGAGATGCTGGTGTCCACAGGGCCCATCGCGCTCGCGCGGCCTGGATGGGGCCTGAAGGAAGGAACGATCGTCTCGCTGGTCTCCAACGACTCCGGAGGCAGGCCGGACGTGCTCTGCGCGCAGATGATCGCGGGGGCCGCAATCTCCGGAGTGAAGACCCTCGTGCTGCTGAACGGCCTGCGCACCGACGACGACGTGTGGAAGGCCATCGGGGACATCCTCGGCGGCGGCAACCCCAAGGCGGCGGCGCAGGAGATGCGCCACATGAAGCTCGTGATGTACGCCTCGGGCACGGGCCGGGAGCACGTCGGGAAGGCGGAGCTGGTGTACGCTCCTGGACTCAACCCCACCGAGCTGAGCCGCCTCTCCGACGAGACGACGGCGCCGATCCTGACCCTTTCCGACCTCGAAAGCGAGGTCGTGAAGCGGCTGTCCAGCGAGGTCATCCGCGTGGGAGGCGACGCGATCGTTCTCGACGCGGAGGGCTTCGAGGTTCCTGTCGTGTTCGACCCGAGCGGTCCGGTCTACCGGGTGGCAGAATGAGGCCCCCGGCGCTCATCGTGAACGACGGAACCAGTCGCGCGTTCTTGTCTGACGGAATGCCGGGGACGGGAGGGCTCTTCGTGCCGGAAATGCACCGTTTCCCCCTCAAGCAGACGATCGCGCAGGTTCTCGTCGAGTATGCCGAGCAGAACCACCCGGTCCTGATGGTCGACGACGGAACCCGGCGCACGGGGGGGATCCTGTACCACGTGGCTCACATGCTCGGACTCAGGACCCCAGACGCCCTCTCCGAGGAGCGGTCTTCCGTTCCCCTCCGGGTCACTGACGACCTGGAGGGCGCATGGAGCAGTGCACAGGGTGTTCACGTGGGCGACTTCCAGCATGTCGGAGGGTTCGAGGTGATGTATCACCCGGCATACGGCGAGCCGGACGATCACGCGTGCGACATGGGCGACGCCCACGGGGTTCTCCTGGTGATGGAGTATCCGAACCGGGATTCCCGGACGCTCCTCATGCGTGAACACGACCTCACGCGCGATGCAAGTGGACGACTCGCGCGCAAGAGCTGAAGGAGAAGAAGCGGTGGGCAAGGCTCTTGAAGTGATGATCGCGGCGCTGGACGCCGCCGGATCCAAGCGGTCTCGGGCCGGTGGTGGCCAGGTGTTCCAGTGCCCGGCGCACGACGACAGGAGCCCCAGCCTCAGTGTGAGCGCAGGCACCAAGGGTATGGACGTGGTCTTCAAGTGCCACGCGGGGTGCGAGCGGGACGACATCCTCGCTGCTCTCGGTCTGACCTGGAAGGACATCCTCGGGAAAGGCGACAGCGAGGAGTACCGCAAGCGTCGCGCCGACCTCTGGATGCCCTGCCAGGGAGGCAAGGACACGCCCGACAGCGAGCGGTGCCCCGGCCAGAAGAAGGCCGAGTACCAGTACACGGACGAGAACGGGAACCTGCTCTACGCGGTGGCCCGGTGCTCTCACAAGGGGAAGGGCTGCCGTGCCCCGTTCGCCCAGTGGCGCCCCGATTCGACCCGCCCGTACGGCAAGGCGTGGGGCCTTCCGGGTTCGGTCCGGCGGGTGCTCTACAACCTGCCGAGGGTGATCGAGGCGGCGAAGGCCGGGCGCAGGATCTGGATCGTGGAGGGCGAGAAGGACGTCGACCGGATGAAGGCGGACTTCCCCGACGAGGTCGCCACGACCGTGGTCTCCGGCGCGGGCAAGAGCAAGTGGAAGCTGGAGTACACCCGGTACTTCAAGGGCGCCTCCGAGGTCATCATCTTCGCGGACTGCGACAAGACGGGGCTGGAGTTCGCCGAGGAGGTCTACGGCCACGTCAGCAAGGTCGTGGACAAGGTGAAGGTCGTGTGCTCGCCGCTCATGAACGACGGCGCCGACTTCTCCGACCACTGCGATCACGGTTTCGGGCTCGACGAGTTCGAGATCGTCCCCTTCGAGCCGATCAAGAAGCGCCCCAGGATGGCGATCGTCGTCGAGGAGGAGCACCGGGAG